CTACCCCATTGTTCTCATAGAGGTCGCGATCAACTGACGTAGTGAGGGTTTGTAGGTAGGGACGGAAGTGATCTTACCCTCGCTTTTAACTCGGAGATGTTCCAATGCACGGACGGGCACTTAAGTACCGCCCTCAAGCCGGGAGTATCGTTGAGCGACCCTCCGGGGAGATAAACCCTGAGATGCTAACACGAACCCGTGAAGGGCCTCAGGGGCCTATGAGTAAACCCATAGGGATTGTTTTGGTGGTGGATAGCAAATGACCCCCGCTCCGAAGAACGAGGGCCAAATTCACACACAAAGGAAGGGTTGATTAGACCCCATGTTGTTTAGTACCTACCTAGTCCCTAGAAGTCAGCGACTTAGTGCCTGTCAGTTTGGGAAGGCGTATGGGTAGGTTTGTCAGGCTGCGAAGGCCGTAAGATACAGCTGCGCCAGCTAGGACAATTTGGAGGTACCATGCAGGTGCGCCAGCTAGGGCTTCGAAGCCATCTGAGACAGTCTGCGCGGTTGCCGGGATAAAGGACAGTACGAGAGGGATTGAGAACAGCAATAGCATGAACTCGTCCTTCCAGCTCTTATCGCTGTTGCGGGCCATGATCTGTTCCCACTGTTGTTCGTGGGCCTGAGCGTTAGCGGCAAGGTTGATAATAGCTGTGGCCTTGGCTTCTTCGATACGAGCTTTACTCTCGAACTTAGCGATCTGTAGGTTCATCTTAGCTGCAGCAGTAGCCCGCCGCGTTGCGAAGATGTCTTCTACGATCCCTACGATGCCTTGGCCAATGAGGTTCCACACGGCCATATTAGAAGTCCGAGAGCGCTAGGCGCTGCTGTACTTCCGCCACGAAGGTACGATCCTTGCCGTAACGCGGGTCGCGCATTGCTTGCGCCATTTCAGAACGGTTAGCGAACGGCTTAACGCCCATACCTTCCGAAGGTTTAGCACCTTGTAAATAGGTAGGTTCGCCGCCCTGCCGCTTAGCCTGAACACCTGCGATAAGCAGGTTGGCTGCAGTAGGGTCGCCTTGTAGGATAGCCATATCAATAGCACCGTTGAAAGCTTTAATATCACCGTCGCTTAGGTTCTTACCACCCCAAGCTACCAAGTCGTTGAAAGCCTCCTTACCGCCTGCAGCGTCGTGGAGTACGTTACCACGAACCTGCTGGAGAGCCTCTTGGCCCGCTAGGTAGTTATCAATCATACCTTCTGGAAGGCCAGCTGACTTTAAAGCAGCCTCAATAGGTGCGCGCGTTTCCTCTGAGATAGAACCTGAGGTGAAGAACTCAGTGGCGGCTGCTTCAACGTCAAGCGTTACAGCCTCTTCCTCAGGTTCATCCTTAGGTTCATCCTTAGGTTCATCCTTAGGTTCATCCGTAGGTTCATCCTTAGGTTCATCCTTAGGTTCATCCTTAGGTTCATCCTTAGGTTCAGCCGTTGGGTCGTCCTTAGGTTCAGCCGTAGGGGCAGTGTCTTCCCGGCCTACGTTGATAGTAGCACCTTCAGGAGCGTCTGATAGGGATGCTAGTGTTGGACCCACTGAGGTCCCTTGGTCTTCGATGTTAGACATTAAGCTTGTTCTCCAGCGGCGCTAACCTGATCTGCAATTGCTTTCGCAGCAGGGCCAGCAGCCTTATCAATCATGGCGTTAGCCTGTTGTTGTTGTTGAGCCTGTGCGTCCTCAGCGTCTAACTCCGCGTCTGGGCGTATTAGCCCTACGATGTTGACGTTGCGACCGTTGGCCATGCGTTGGATTAGATTGTCCCAGTTGAGCTTGCGAGCTACGCGTGGGTTAACTTGTGCGAAGGCTAGGACGTCGTTAGCAAACCCTTGCAGGTTCGATAAGTCTTGTCCGCGACCGAGAGCGTCAATGCCTGTCACGATGCGAGGGACTACAGAACCTTTAGGTAGCTGCGGGAGGTCCCCGCGTTTACGCATGGCGTATATCCAGCGGCTTACGATAGGCAGCTGTAGCTCTTGACCGAGGAGAGAGTACTGGCCGCCTAGGACATCTTCGATCTCCTGAGATAACTTACTGATCTCGAAAGCAGTGACACGTTCGCCTGAGCGCTGTACTGAGGAGGTCATTAGGAATGATCTCTCTAGCCGCTGCAGGATGCTAACGAGGGTACGTTCAGCAACAGAGAAGTCGGCCATCTTGTCCACACGAAGTGCTTGGATGTCTCGAATGTCTCCGGGAACGACGTCGCCGTTAGCGCTGTCTTCAATATCTTCAATGTCTGTAACACCGTGAGGGTTAGCCAGCCAAAGTAACTTAGCACTTAGCATGGCACCTTCGACGAGGGCCTTAGATAGGCTGTTCGCGGAGTTCAAGTCACCGAACACTTCTTCGACGTACGAACGCCCATAGTCTTCACCGTCTACTGCAATCATGCGTAGGGCGATCCATGGGTTGTTCTCGTCCGTGTACGAACCTTCCGTTCCGGGGACCATATGGCCCTTAACTTCTTGGTGAGTGATCCACTTCTTGGCAGAGACACGCTCGACAATAGTGTATAGCTCAAGTTCTTCCTTGGAAGATTTCGAGGGGTCTGTGATGGTCTTGTCGTGTGCCTCCACGCTCGCTAGGAACTTAGGGTCCAGCGTGGTTTTAGCGATGACTTCGCGGACGATGATTTTACAGACGTTGCCTGCGCGATCTCGTTGCACGACGTACTGATACAGCGTGTACCCTTTAATGGTATCACCTACGTACAGTAAGTAGTTGCCCGCTACCAGCATGTGCTTCACAGCTGTAAATAGGGATGAACGCAGCTTCGTTGTTTCCATGTCGCGGACGACATCTTGCTCAACCTTCATTAAGCCCGCTTCAAGTGCTGCTGCTAGTTCGTCCGCCTCTTGCGGTTCCATGTCGAGCAGCTGGTCGCGTTGCTTGTTCGATAGGTTAAGCTGGAAGAACGGGTTATTGGCAGGAAGCAGCGTCATGACTAGCTTGGCCGTGAGCGTGTTAACGCCTATCGAGCCTACTGATTGCCACGGCTGCTGGAGCTGGACGTTCTGATTCTTTTGTACCTGATCGG